CACCGGCACCGAACATGCCGGGCCCCATGAAAGCGCCGATCTCGGGCGCCATCACCAAGACCGCCAACATCAGCACCGTGCGCAGCGGATCAGATCCACCGCCACCACCGCCACCACCGCCCTGCGGTATGGCGGCCACGTCGATGAACGCCAGCACCTGGTCATCAGCAAGCACCAGATCCCACTCGGCGCGCACAATGGCACGTCCATCCACGAAGGCCACGAACGGGTGTGCCCAGTCCTGCGGGGCAAGCTCACGCACTGAGCCTGCGAGTTGCTCGATGCGACGGTCTACCGGGCACAGCGCATTTTCAAGATAGATGACTGTGTTCATGGGTGAAACCTGAAGAATTCTTTCTTGCCAAAGCCGCTCAGGGCCCATGAACCATCTGCTGTATACACCACGCCGCAGCCGCGCACGCAGTGCAGAACACCACCACCGTCAGCGTCCAGCCATGTGCCGATGTGCAGTGGAGTGCGAATAATCACCGCGCACCCGTGCTCGGGCCGCTCGATCTGCTTCCATCGCTTACGCTCGGGGTGTGTCCCAAAGATCGACACCAGCGAGGTCGAATCGTCGTAGTCGGGCGCGATGATCGGGTCCACCTCGATGCCGAAGTGCTGGCCCTGCAGGAATCGGAAAAATGCCATGCAGTCGTAGGCGACTGGGCCTTGGGCGCCGGCCACCCAGGGCGTTCCGATGTATTGCGCAAACACGCTCATGGGGCCAGGCCCACGAAGACATCGGTGTCATACGCCTTGGTCGGAAAGCGCCGGTTTTGCAAGTCAGGGAAGCCAGCCGTGGCCGTGATCTTGAACACGTCAGCCGTGATGGCCATGATGGTCATCGACAGCGGGGGGTTGTTCTGCGGTGCGCTCAAGTCGGTGCTGATAAATTCCCGGTAGGTGCACTGGACCAGGCTGGTGGTGCCCATGGCCGCTTCGATGTTGGCCACGATGCTGCGGTCCACGTTGTCCATCTCGATGGTGATCTGGGGCACCGCCTGAGTGTTGATCTCGGGCTTCGTGAAGTTGAACGCGAAAGCCACGAAGGTCACCGCCGTGCTGGGGTTCACGGGCGCTGTGCTCTCCAACGTGGCGGTCAGGTCGGCATAGTCCCGAACCACGCGGATGGGAGAGCTGAAAGCTGGGTGGCGCAGTTCGAGCGTGTGATAAATAACCACGTTTGAAGGCGCGGCTGCATAGGCTTCCTTGATAGCCTGCGTCAGGGTCGAATCTGGCATTAACGAATCTCCAGCTTTCCCGACACGCTCCAGTTCAAATACCCGAAGGCTGCAGCCTGAAACGGGCCGACAAAGCGCGCAGTCACCGATTGCATGCCTGTGGTGCCAATCGCCAGCGTGACCGTGAACCATGAAGCGCCACCGGAAATGCCCGTGGTACTGTCATCGAACCACGTGCGAAACGCGGTGTATTGAGCGTCCGTCATCTGCCAGACGGCCGACAGCTGGTCGTTGCGAGTAGAGGTACGGCGCCGGGCCCGAGCGGCACCGAACTCCATGTTGGTGCGCACGGTCTCGTCCACGGGCGCCAGGCTGTAGCCATTGACCTGTGGGTTCGGCAGGGTTGTGGGCCAGCTTGCCATCAGTACGCTCCTGCCACACGGTTCATGCCGTAGGCTTGCTGCATGGCTCCAGGGATTGCACCAGAGCCGCGCGAGATGTCGCTGGCAATGGCCGCCTTCACTTGGGCCACAAAAACGTCGGTCACGTTACCGCCACCCGCTGTCGTGCGCTGCTGCTGCGTGCCTGCCTTGCTGCTGTCCTCGATCACGTTGACCGTGACGTTGGAGCCGCCCAGTGCATGGTTGGGGACAATGGTGCCGGGCGTGTTGGGAATGAACAGCTCGGGACCACGTTCGCCAACAATGGATGGCACGCCTACGGGCGGCTGGCCACCATTCGCAAAGCCAAACAGCTTCAGCGCCGAATCTAAAAATCCACCGTTGGATACTTCGATGCCACCGCCGGTGCCACTCATGGACTGCATCAATGGCTTCATGATCGACTGCTGTATCTGGAATCGCACTAGGTCGGCAATCATGGAGTTGACCAAGCTGGAAAAGTCCAATTTGCCCGTAGTCACAAAGTTCACCAGCGCGTCTTCCATGCCCTTGAAGGCGTTTGTCATTGCTCGCTCAACACTGGCGCCTGTATTGTTCGCGTCTTCGACATATTTGCGCAAAGCCTCACTGGCTCCGTAAATTGCCGTGCGTTGCTTGTTGTACGACCCTTGGATGAGCGCCGTTGATTGCGCAGTTTGGATAGCTGCAGCGGCTTCTGCAACCGTGGTGTCGGCGGTGGGGTCAAGCTTCTTGAGCTGATATATCCGCTCATCCAACGCCAACTTAATGCGGCGGGCCTCCGTCGCCTTCATCACCTCCAGCGTGTCCTTGCCCAGCATGTCGATTTGGAACTGGGTCGTCTGATTGGCAATAATGGCCTGCCTGGTGCCCTCCGCTGTGGCCAAGTCGAACTGGCGCTGGACTGCAATCAACTTTTGCTGGGAGGCAATGATGTCGTTTGAGAACTTCTCAGCATCTGCCGCCTGCTTTGCTAAGGCTTCGGTCAGTTGGTTGCTACCGCCCGCCACCATGCCCTTACCCTTGGTTTGCTGGGCAGTGTCTTTGGACGCCGCCAGTTCCCTACCGATTGCGATGTAGCTTTTGATGGCCTCGATTTCTTTGGCATAGGCAACTTGCACCGCAGCGGCCGTGCTTTCCGTGATGGACTGCTTGGCGGTCTCGCTTGCGCGCAGGTTGATGTACTCCAGGCTCTGGTACCAATCCAGGTTCTTGTTGCGAGTCTCGAGCAGCTTCTTCTCGGCGTTGATTTGCTCTTCTTGGGCTTTGATCCGACCTATCATGATGGCTTGCGCCGGATCTGTAGCCGACCCGGCCGCTCCATTTCCAAGGCCCAGGTCCTTCTTGACCTTTTCCTGTGCTTCCGCTGTTTGGTGCGCTTGAATGGCCTGATCTGCCATGTCGTCCGTTATGCCAATGATTTGCGCGCGCGCGGCCTCATATTCGGCCGTAAGGGCTGCCGTGCGTGACGCCAGTGTGGTGGTGGAGCCCGTGGCCGTCGTGACACTGCCAGCCCATTTCAGAAGCTGCGAGGATGCCTCGCTCAGCCCCATGGTGCTCAGGCCTGACGCAACCAGGGTGAGAAACCCGGACAGAGCGCCGCCCATACCTGAAAGTGCAGTCTCCCACGCGGTGGCAATCGCAGCCCAGGCAACGCCCGCACCAAGTTTGACGTTTTCCCAACCGAGCAGAGTGCCGCGTACGAAGGCAATCCCTGCGAGATCGGCCTCGACAAAGTTCTTGCGCAGCCACTCGCCTATTTGCCACCCAGCGAAAGCAGCGATCAATACTCCACCAGCTATGGTGAGCAGCCCGAGAGCACCGGCTGAAGCCTCGGCCGGGAGAACAATGCCTCCCAACGCGTCAGACAGCAACCCGCCCACAGTCGCACCATGTGCCATTTCCAGGCTGGCCAGCGCCAAGGTCATCTGAAAGCTGCCGAGCGCAGCAGCCCCGGCAGTCACCAGGGCAGGCAGCCCAACGAATACCCCAACATACAACCCCAGAGCAATCACGGCCGGCTTGACCAACTCGGTCAGCTTCATGACGATCGGTATCAGATCCAAGGCAAGGGATTTGAAGACACCACCAACGGCCATCTGCAGCTTGATCTGGGCTTGCTCAAACTCATGTGCCGCTTTGGCCTGCTCGGTGGATACCTTGCCGTTCAAATTCCCGCGCTCTGCCAGCTCAACCAGCAACGTCGCCATGTTCGCACCGGACTTGCCAAAGAGGTTCATTTGGGCTGTTGTCAGCTCGGCCCCGTCCTTGAAGCCGCCCATCGACTGCGCAACCTCCAACATCACCTGGTCGGCCGTCTTCATCTTGCCGTGGGAGTCTGTGACACTGACACCGAGCGCGCGGAAGGTATCGGCGGCTTTGCCGGTTCCACTTTCTGACTCGACCATGCTACGGCTGAGTTTTTGCAAAGCGGTTGCCACATCCCCCATCTCTGTACCGGAGAGTTTGGCAACGCTGCGAAGTGCTGACATCGATTCCACGGTGACACCAGTACGCTCATGCAACTTGTAGAGTTCGGCCGTCGCGGTGATGGTGCTTTCAATGAGGCTGCCAAAGCCTGCAAGGCTCGTGATGGCGCCCAAGGCGCCAAGGGCCTCCTTCGCTACGCCAACGTATTTGACGATTTCAGCCATGCTGTCATTTACGACACCCTTGACCTCGGACATATCCTTTCGGATGCGCGCGACGTTGGCTGTCATTTCGATAACTAGAGAGCCGATATTCATGGCTTCTTCTCATTCATGGTTTTGACAGCCACAACATCCATCGCCATCAGCGTGTCGATTTCCCACGGAGTGAGCACCACGCCGCGAACTTCTTGCCATGCCGATATGTCGCGCCAGGTGATGGGCGAGGGGCCCATGCCGGCGCCGCGCGCGTTGTGCAGTTCAATAAAGGTTTCCCACAGCACCCAGCAGCCGTTTTTTGGCGGTGCGATGTGCAATTCCGGAACGACTTCGCCAGCACGCTCAGCGGCCTGCAGGTGATCGCGCTGCGTGAGTCCGTCCGGGGTTTTTTTGGCTAGGTCAAATTGGGCCTGAGCGTAGGCAATAAGCTCTGCTCTCAGGCCTTGATAAAACGCTCACGTTCGCCCATGGCGGCAATCAG